CCGTCCGCCGGCGTGCTGTCCGTGGCATCAGTGACCGGCTACCCGACCACGGGCGCGCTGGCGGTCGCGGCGTCCGGCTCGACGCTCGCGCGGGTCACCTATACCGGCGTCAGCGGCAGCACCTTCACCGGCTGCGCTTACGTGTCCGGCTCGGCCACCGGGACCGTGGCCACCGGCAACGCGGTCACGAACGCGGCGCTGCCGGCGTCCATCACCCCGTCTGGCAACAGCCTGTCTGGTGCTTACGGGATCTGGGCGGGTGGTAGCTGATGCCAGTCATCCCCGACCCGCCATACGTCAACCCCGGGTTCAACCAGGCCGCCGTGGGCGCGCTGACGGACAACCTCGTCAGCATCGCCATGCGGCTCAACGTGTTCCGCTCGGTGAACACCCATGAGCCGAAGGCAGCACCCGGGACCGGGCTGCGGCTGGCCATCTGGGCGCAGTCAATCGAGCCGATCGGCCTGGCCTCGGGCCTGGCCAGCACGTCCGGTTACGTCGTGTTCAGCGCGCGGGCGTACGGCAACATGCTCGCCAAGCCAGAGGACGAGATAGACCCGCGCATGGTCACCGCGATGACGACGCTGATGGGCGCCTACTCCGCAGACTTCACCCTCGGCGGCACCGTGCGGAACATTGACCTGCTCGGCGAGTACGGCCAGAAGCTGACCGCGCAGGCCGGTTACATCACGATCGACTCGCACATGTACCGGATTTTCACGCTGACGATTCCGTGCATCGTCAGCGACATGTGGCAGCAGGTGAGCTAGCCCATGAACGGCACCCTCAAAGACCTGTTCGGCCCGGGGACGTGGGGCACGGGCGGGAACCTCGTGGCCTGGATCCTCTGCGGGCTGCTCGCCGGCCTCTGGCTGCGGGCGAAGCTCCGGGCACAGGCAGCGCTGGCGCGACTCCACCACCAGCAGGCCACAGATCAGCGGCAGGAACACCACGACGCCGCGATGGCGCAGGCGCAGGAACACCACGACGCAACGCAGCAGCACATCACCGTGACATCAGGGAAGGCAGCGAGATGACCGCAGGGAAGATGAGCGGGCTTGGTGACAATTTCTACATCGGCGGCTATGACCTGTCCGGCGACGTGTCCGCGCTGACGCAGATCAGCGGCGGGCCGGCCGCGCTCGACGTGACCGGCATCAAGCAGTCGGCTAACAGCCGCATCGGCGGGCTGCGCGACGGCGACATGCAGTTCACCACGTTTTTCGAGCACGCCGCCACCGGGCAGGGCACCGAGCACAACGCGCTGTCAGGGCTGCCGCGCTCGGACACGATCGCCAGCTACTTCCGCGGCACGACCCTGCTGAACCCGTGCGCGTCGTGCAACGGCTTGCAACTCAACTACGACCCGACCCGCGACGCCGCCGGCAACCTGACGATGGCCGTGGAAGTGCAGGCCGACAGCTTCGGGCTTGAGTGGGGCGTCCAGCTAACCGCAGGGCTGCGGGCGGACACCACGGCCACCACGGGCGCGTTCGTGGATGACAACGGCGCCGCTTCGTCGTTCGGGGCGCAGGCGTACGTGCAGCTGATCGCCTTCACCGGAACCAGCGTGACCGTCGATATCAACCATGCGACGACCAGCGGCGGCACTTACACCACCCTGATGAGCACCACGGCCATGACGGCGATCGGCGCGCAGCGGCTGTCCGTGTCGAACGCCACGACCGTGGACCGCTATCTCGAAGTGACCACCGCCGGGACATTCACGGTGGCCACGTTCGCCGTCCACTGGACCCGTAACGCGCTCGCCGGGCAGGTGTTCTAGATGTCCCGCATCGTGCCCGTGCTCGGACCCGAGCATTACAAGTCCTACAGCTGGCAGCAGCCGCTAGTGACTCACTGGCGGGCGGTCACGTGCGAGGAAGCGCGGTGCGGCGCGTGGCGTGACGGGTGGGTCACGGTGGTGGACACGGCCACCGAACTCGGCCAGCGGCAGGCGGCTTTCATCCGGGCCGACCGCAGCCGCCAGCACCGCGAGGAACCATCAGGGACCTCGCTTGTCAGCTTCACGTTCCCGCCCGGCCAGCAGTTTTTCGCCGGATCGCCGAAGCACGAGCACCGCAAGCCGAAGGGTTACCCCCCGGTCCTGCTGGTGACCGGCGGGGACTGGCGGGGGAACCCGCGCAACATTCCCGTGACCGTCCACCGGACGGCCGAGGACTGGGTGGACGACTTCGCCACCCATCAGGAAATGCTCGCCAGAGCACAACGATAGGAGATTCAGTGACGACCGTTCGGCCCGTAGTTCTCCCGGCGCTTAGCCCATCCACGGGCATACGCCTCGGGAGAGTTCGGCGTGGTCCGGTCCTCCTGGTTGGCCCGTTGCTCGGGCTTGGTAGCCCACCGGCAGTTTCCGGGCTCATAGTTCCCCTTGCCGTCCGGGTAGCGGTCAAGCGAGTAATCCAAGCTCGGACGTGGCCCCATGTCCCCAAGGAAGCTCTCGAAGTCGTGCCAGCGCTCGCAGACAATGATGCCCTTCCTGCCGTACTGGGGGAAAGAGGCATTGCGGCGGTCGTAACAGCGGCCGAGCATTGCGTGCCACGACGTGTAAGTGATCGTCCGGGACTGCCCGTGCCGGTAGCTGCTGGCCTGCTCACCCGTGTAGGACGCCAGCGCGGCTTTCGCTTCGTCCGTGTGGTGCTTGCCCTGCATCGGGTGATTCACGCGGCTGTTGTGCCCGGAGATGTAGAGACCCGACCGGCCGGGGCGTACCTCACCGGAGGTCATACCACCGCATCCGCAGGCGCATGGCCTGGGGTCCGTCTTCTTGTATCCCATGTAATCCATTGTATTGGGTTTGGCGGCACGCTGTCGGCCCACGTTGAAAGGATGTGAGTCCAATTTCCGGGAAACTCTCAGGTCTGGGCGGCGCGGTGTCGGTTGCCGACGCCAGCAGTTCGGCGCAGCTCATCACCGACGACGTGACCAACTGGACCCTCTCGACCCCGCGCGCGGTGCAGGACGTGACCGGCGTCGGCAAGTCCGCTAACGAGCGGATCCTGCTGCTGGCCGACATCTCCGTGACCCTCAACGGCACGTTCGATGACGCCAGCAACATGAGCCACGCCGTGTTCTCCACCGTGACCTCCACTTCGGTCGCGCGGGCCGTGATCCTCACCCCCACCACCGACTCGGCGCACCTGCCGTTCAACTCGCTGTTCACCGACTACCAGCTGACCCGCGCGGCCACCGGGGAACTCACCTGGCAGGTGCCGGGCGTGCTGTCCGACGGCACCGTGCCGACGTGGGCCTGATCCGGTGACCGGCAGCAAGCGGTTCCGCCGGGAACGGACGCTCTACCAGCTGCACTTCGAGGAACCAGAACTCGACGGCTTCGAGTGCGTCATGTCCGGGGTGTCACTCGATGCGTTTATCGGCGTGTCGGCGCTGGCCGCCAAGCTCGAAACACCCGAGGGGCGCACCCAGGAGAACATCGAGGCGCAGTTCACGACGCTGGCGGGCTCAATGGTGTCGTGGAATCTCGATAACGACGACGGGCAGCCGGTCCCGTGCGATTACGAGGGCCTGCGGGTGCAGGACTTCGACTTCGTCATGAAGATCATGCAGGGCTGGATGCAGGCACTGTCATCGGTCCCAAAAGCCTCGGAGAACGACTCACCCTCTGGCGAGATTTCCCCGGAGCGGTCTCTCGGATTGGCCGCCGTATCGACAAGCCGGGCGAGCTAGCCGAGGCCGAGGTGATCCTGGCCATCTGCGAGCGGTTCCACTGCTTGCCAAGCCAGGCGCGCAAGGAAGATGCCGGCATTCTGCGGCTGCTGAAAATCGAGTCACTAGGTAAGCGGAGGGAGGACCAGCCGGCGTGACGAACCTCGTGCATATCACGGTCAAGGCGGACGGTCCTTCCTCCGATGCCTGGACGAAGATCAAGCTCGAAGCGGCGAAGGCCGGGCTGCAAGCCGCCGATGCGTTCAACACGGCGTTCAAGCTCAAGGCCGGCGCCACCGTGGGCGGCAAGTCCACCGTCAGCCAGTCGGCCGGCGGCATGGGCCTGGCGGGCGACGACAAGCAGCTGCTGAACAAGCTCAAGTCCTACGCCAACACGCCCGGCGGGATCGGCATCCTGGGGACCGGCTCCGACACGTCCCTGATTAGCGCTCTCAAGCGGCAGATCATGTCCGGCAAGCTAGGCGTGCTGCCGGGCTCTGGCGGCGGCGTGGCGGGCTCTGGGGGCGGTTCTGGGGGCACTCCGAGCTCGGGGCCGACGACCAACCAGGCCAACGTGACCACCACGGACATGATCCGTCAGGTACTGGCCGGGCAGGCGGCCAGCAACGTCACGACCACGGACACCATTAAGCAGATCCTGTCCGGGAACTCGCCCGGCAACGTGAGCACCGCCGACTACATCAAGCAGGTACTCACCGGAAAGACCCCCGGCAACATCTCGACCGAGGACGTGATCCACCCGAAGGTGGACGACTCGGATATCAAGTCGCTCGGCGAGAAGGACGGCAAGACGTACGGCTCCGGGTTCGCCAGTTCCCTGAAAAACGCGCTGTCCGGGCTGCTGAGTGGTCACGGCGGCGGCAAGGGCGGCTCCGGTATCGGCAAGCTGATCACGGGCGGCGGGGGCGGCGACGACGAGGGGATCGGCAAGGCGCTCAACGTGGGCGGGGCCGTGGGCGGGGCGCTGCCCGGCGTGGCGGGCCTGTCCGGCATGCAGGCCACGATCACCGGGCTGGCCGGGGCGTTCGCTGCCCTGCTGCCCGCCATCGTCTCCGTGGGCGCCGGCCTGGCCACCATCGGCGGCGGCTTCATGATCCTTGAGTCCTCGGACAAGAAGTTCGCCGCGGATATGAAGTCCACGATGGGCAGCCTGGAGAGCATATTCAAGGCCGCCGCGATGCCGCTGGCCAAGCCGCTGGAGCAGGCCGCCACCCAGATCGTCGGCTACTTCAAGCAGATCGGGCCTCAGCTAAAGACCCTGTTCGGTGACTCCGCGCAGCTGATCCAGCCGCTAGTGAAGGGCTTCGAGGCGCTGATGTCCGGGGCCGGGCCTGGCTTCCTGGCCATGATCAAGGCCGCCGGGCCGGTGTTCAAGTCCATGTCCGGGGCCTTCGGTGACCTCGGCAAGTCACTCGGCGAGATGTTCCATGACTTCGCGTCGGACGGCGCTGGCAGCGCGACCATGCTCAAGGGGCTGCTCGGCATCGTGAACTCGCTGCTGCCGTTCATCGGCCAGCTAGGCAAGATCATGGTCTCGGCGCTGGCGCCGGCGTTCAAGGCGTTCAGCG